TACCAGTCCAAGTGGTCTGCCAAGAATTCCAAACAGTAGGTGCAAATCCAGATTGAGGATCTACATTAAACCTTCTTTGGGCATTTGCCATAACTTGAGCATAATTACCCTCTCTATTAATAATTTTTGCACTAAGAGTAACTACATCAGTCCAAGTATCACCAGCAGGAGTTAATTCAATAGTACCTTGCCAGAAAGGTATCATAAATGGAGTAACACTTTCGGTTCTTGTTCCAAATGATTGCTTAAGCCATTCTACTTCAGAATATCCTAATGTAAGAACATCTCCACTTTTCTGAATATTAATACCACTAGCATCTGAGAATGCTAGATCCTCATTAGGATCAACGTCAGTAACAGGTCCAAATATTAAATCAACTGAAGTAGTAAAATGTCTTGGTCTAAGTTGTTTATTACTTCTATCAATACTATTCTGAATTTGTAGACCATCTTCTTGAGAGTCAAATGATGCAAAATTATCTACAAAGAAACCTGCCTTATATCTATTTGTACCATCTCTATCAGCAATAAACATGTTATTGGTATTAGATTCCAATAAAGATAGTGCTGTATAATATTCTAAATTCTTAATCCTATCTTCTAATTTTCTAATATCAGAATTCTTATACCCTTTATGAGTTAAGAAATTGATCTCTACATCAGATACATCATAGACATATGGAGGAAGAGTTGCCTGACATACCTCTAAAGCATCATCAACTTTATTAGGAAAATCTGGATCATCTGAAGGTTCACCATAGTTAACCTGGAATGTACCATCCTTATTCAAGAATATTCTATCAATTCTACCAAGATAATATGAGAAAGTTACTAGTACATTTTCATTAGATGCTAATATATTTGTAGCAGTATTACCTGTTTGTGTAAATGTTCTACCAAAGAACTCAAGAGGAGATCTAGAAGCACCATCAACTACTGAATAATCACTAACCCTTGGTCTAATATCAATTATATCAGTATTTCTATGTCCATCAATTTCTCTAATTTCTTTAGAGAAACTAAAGTTTTTATAAGAATCTGCTGTAGTAATATCTCCAGTATCTGTTACATTATATCCTGCAGTACAGAAATATATTTTTAATTTTCTATCAGGTGCTTCATTTTCAGATTTTCTTTCTATAAATCCATAATCATAGAAACTAGATTGCTGACCATCATCAAACGTATAATTTACAGAAACATCAAAACTTGGAGTATCTAATTTCTGAATATTTGAGTATATATTAGTTTGATTAGTTAATATTCTCTCACCTTCCTTGAATACTTCTTCATTCCTATAAAGGAAAGTAACTGTTGAATCATCAAGTATTTCAGCAATAATAGCAATTGCTCCACTAGATTCTCCCTCTATAACTTCTCCTATTAAGAAATCAGCAGTAGTCGTTGAAGGACTAGCAATATCAGTTAATGTTAATTTAGGAGCAGATGGATTACTAGTATCAGAACTCTCGAATACTCCATATAAACTAATAACATCTGGATGATTAAGTGATATTATTTCATCTTGTACTCTAGTTCCGAATGGATATGCACCATAAGTTAATCCATCATCAGCACTAGTTGACCCAATTCCAGACTTAGGTTGGGATGATTTATCAACAATAATACTCTTAACTGCAGTTCTTATTTTTAATTTTGCTTTTGGATTCTTTTTCTGTAAAGTTGCAATTATTTTACAATCATTACCTACATTATTTGGGTTAATACCCTTTATCTGAAGAGCACTTCTACCGTTATTATCAGTATATACTCTAAAATTATCAGATGCTAAATTCTGAGGGGTTCCAAATTCATTAAATAAACTATATCTTTCTTCATCGAATGGTAAGAAGAATTCACCTTCACCACCTGTAGGAATAGTAGAAGAAGAAACTTCTCCCTCAACAAAATTAGCATCATAAATTTTGCGGATAGTAATAAATGCATCATCTAATTCAACTGAAGATACATTTGGTTTAGGTAAAGGAGTATAAAGACTATCATCTGTAGATTCTGCTAAAGTAGATGCTATTTTTGTAAAATCTTGAGCAACTATATGTGTTATAGGTAAAGATCCTGCAATTCCTGGATTGGTTTGGAAATCTTTTTTGATCAACATATCATTTTGACCACCTCCACCACTAGGAGCAACATAAGTTGTAAATGAAACAACACCAACTATAGGTTCTTTTTGGTCATCTGGGTTTGTAAATTTAACTAAATCACCAGGCTTAAAGAATTCATTAACTGGATATTTAGCAGGAACAGTAACAGTACAAATACCACTGTTAGGACCACTATCCCATTCATACTCAGCAGTAATACTAGCAATACCAATTACTTTTATATCTCTTTGTACTACATCTCCACTAAAATCTTGCCAAGGACCTTGACTAGGATCTCTTGCCACTCCTTCCACATATACTGCTTTAACATCTGATATCCCATATGCTGTTATTCCTGTAGAAATTCTACCATCTTGTACACCATCAAATATTAAAGATTCACTTGGAATAAAACTACCTTCTGTTTCATAAATCTGTAGAGTTGATCCATTAGTAACAGATTCTTTTAGAAATCCTGTTGCACCACTACTAGAACCCTTAATAAAAACTGGTGTATTAAGTGTAGTTGGTTCGTTTAGACTTAACTCAGTTATTGTCTGAACATCATAAAGACTTAAATTAAATTCATTAGCAGGAGTCCAGTCCTTTTGAGATCCTTCTTCTAATTTATAATCATAAACTCTAGCAACACCAATTTCTTTACCATAATTAAATGCTGGACTCGCACCAACAGTAAACGTTCTACTATCTCTCAAACTTACAATATAAGTATTTCCGATACCAATAAAAGGAGCACCTTGTGCATTATTAATTTTAATAGTTGTTCCTGTATTATATGTTATTGCTTCATCTTCTATTCTTTTTGTAGTACGTGTCTTAGGAGCATCTAAGTAAACTACCTCTGGTATCTCAACATCATAACCACGAACATATGCCTTACCTGGAGACATCTTATAGATCATCTTATCTGCAGAAGCAGGTTCACCACCATAAGTGAATTCACCTTGCTTAAATAATCCATTATTACCTAATCCATCATCTAAAGATTCTGCAACAGCACTATTAAACTCTTTAACCGTAAAATCTCCATCAGTATCAAAAATTTTAGTTGCTACATCATCCTCAAAAGGTGTACTATTTCCACTACCTGTTTTCTTTTTACTTCTAAGTTCACCATTTTTTACAGTACCTAATTCAATAAAATTATTATCATCAAAATCATCTAAAGACTTTTTAAATAAACTTGCAGTTACTTTTAATCTATCAGCACCAGGAGAACCATAATTATTATATCCTTGAGAATTATCATTTAATGATTCATCTAAATCTGAATTTATTATTTCTTCGACTATATTCAATCCAACTCTATAATTAGGAGTATTTGAGTACTGATCTAAAATTAAAGTCTCTGTATTTACTGTTACGAATTGTCCTCTAATAAAATAAACACCTTCATTTATCATGAAAGCAGATCCAGTAGCAGCATTATTATTAGATAATGTTAATGCGAAAGCAGTTCCTGGATTTATAGTAGTATTACCAAGTAATCCTGATACAAGAATAGTATTACAAAGTAACTCTTCTCCATCATTAAACTGCTGACTAGAATTATCGCTTAAATTACTACCAATATAATTCACATATAATGTAAGACTACTTTCTTCAGAATCTCCAGGAAGTAATACATGATCAACAACAGCACTAACACCAGAAACAGCACCTGTAATTTGTGTTCCTACCAATTGTTCTGCAAAAGCAGACACAGGAACCCCTTGATATGAATTGTTTAATTTTACAGCATAATAAAATTGGTTATAGGAAATATTACCAGGAATAACTCTAGTTCCTTCCTTAAAGAAATGATCTCCAAACTTTTCAATTTGGTTCTGAAGTATAGATTGTAGCGTTGTTAATTCTCTTGCCTGTACTGGATATCCAGGCTTGAATAATACCTTATGGTAGTCATTAGATGCATCAAAGTCATCAAAATATGGTGCTACATTTAGATTAGTTTGCTGTGGCATAATACTTTATAATCCGTTTAGAATTGCAAGATGACTTTAATATCTTCTTTTTGGTTTATTGACCTATTAACAGATGGTCTGTTATCAACGTAAATTATGTTGCCTGAGTATCTTTTAACTTCAGGGGAAGAAATACCGTTAGTAAAGTCTTGACCAAGGTTATATGTCCTATTATTTATAGAGGTGCTGAAACCGCTAAAGGATGTATCTATTTCTAAATTAGATCCTGTTGATGGAGAAATTATTATAGTACCACCTGAAGAAGGGCTACTAGTAAATTCTAGTTGCTCATAACCATATGGTGCATTTGTTAAAGCAGCACCTACAGTATTAAATCCAACTCTATCTTGCCAATATTTTAGAACACCTGTTGTTTGATCATAACTAACAACTCTACCAACAGCAGTAAGACCTGTACCAATTGTTTGTACAAATTGACTATCTGCAGTAAAAGTAGCAGAACTATAACCAATACCAGTTAATCTAAGAGCAGATAATGCACTTGCTTTATCTAGTGTTAGTGGAATAATACTATTTGGTGCAAGAGGATTTTCTACAACTCCAATTCTGGAAAATTGGTTGCCTGTTATAAAATCAGGGTTTTCAGTATCATTTTCTAATCTAGAGTACATTAAAACATTATAAGCACCAAGTTCTCTGTATATGTCAGCACCATGACCACCAGCTGGTGGTATGATAACGTTAAATTCAGGTTCAGTAGTTG